TTAGCAGGATTTGACGTATTAGGATGCAATGAGATTGACCCTAAAATGATTGAAGCATACAAAGTTAATCATAACCCAAAATACGCTTATTTAGAGCCAATACAAACTTTTAAATTGCGTGATGACTTACCGCAAGAATTGTATGAACTTGACATTTTGGATGGTTCTCCACCTTGCAGTAGCTTTTCAATGGCTGGCAATAGAGAAAAAGACTGGGGCAAAGAAAAGAAATTTAGAGAGGGGCAAGCTGAACAGATATTAGATAATTTGTTTTTTGATTTCATTGATTTGGCTAAAAAATTACAACCAAAAGTAGTGATTGCTGAAAATGTGAAAGGCTTGTTATTAGGCAATGCAAAAGAATATGTAAGGCGTATTTACCGTGAATTTGACTTAGCTGGTTATTATTGTCAACATTGGCTTTTAGATGCCTCTAAAATGGGTGTTCCACAACGTAGAGAGAGAGTATTTTTTATTGCTTTGCGTAAAGATTTAGCCGAGCCATTTTTGGAACAGCAAGATATGTTTACTGTAAATCCAAAATTGATACTTGAATTTAATGAGCCGGAAATACAATTTGGTGTTATAAAAGAAAACAATGCAGAAATAACAAAAGAGAATAAACTTGCAAATAGTGAGTTAATAAGATGGGAACTAAGGAAATATGGTGATAATTCATTAGCAGATTGTGATATGAGATTAAGAGGTAAAAATTCATTTTTTAATCAATCGTTTATTTATAACGAAAAAGTGTTACCAACATTGACAGCAACAAAAATAGGATGGAATATATTATTTGATGAACCAAGAAAATGCAGTAAAATAGAATTTTGTTTAGGTGGTAGTTATCCATTAGATTATAATTTCATTGATAATGAAACAGGATATTTAATCGGAATGAGTGTCCCTCCTGTAATGACTGCACAAATAGCAAAACAAGTTTATGAACAATGGTTAAGTAAATTATAAATTATGAAAGACGCTTATTATTTTCCGCATTTTTGTAATGCGAGACATGACAGAAAAATTAAACGAGTTTTAAAAGAACTTGGAATTGAAGGATATGGAATTTATTTCATGCTTCTTGAAGTTTTAAGAGAGCAAACCGATTTTAAATATCCGTTAAATGAACTTGATTTATTAGCTGATGAATTTGGAACAAGTGAGCAAAAAGTACGAATAGTTGTATGTAATTATGGTTTATTTCAAGTAGATGAATTTCAAAGTTTTTTTAGTCTAAAACTCATTGAATTTATGCAACCATACTTAAAAATGAAAGAACAGCGAAGCCTTGCTGGTAAAGCATCTGCTGTTAAAAGAACTCAACGATTGCTCAACGACCGTTCAACGACCGTTCAACAAAGTAAAGTAAAAGAAAGTAAAGTAAATGAAATAAAAGAAAATGAAATTATAGAATATTTTACTTCAAACGGATATACTTCTGAATCTGCTAAAAAGTTTTTTAATTATTACTCCGTAGCTGAATGGAAAGACGGTAACGGTAAACCAGTAAAGAATTGGAAGCAGAAAGCACAGGCTGTATGGTTCAAAGATGAAAATAAAATGAAACCAAAAACATTTACAAAAGAATTATTATGAACGTAGAAGAATCAATTTTAGGTACTTGCATAGCATACCCAGAGAATTGCGACAAGATATTTGAAACGCTAAAACCAGAACACTTCGCTAAATCAGAACATCAAGTATTGTTCAATGTTTTATCCAAACTTTACATTTCCGGCAAAGGATATGATTTGTTAATCGTAACCAAAGAACTTCACTCAAGCGGAAAGTTAGAACAAGCTGGTGGAGTTTACTATGTAACTCATTTAACTAATCACGTCGCATATGGTGATAAGTTAGAATCTTACGTCTATATCGTTTTAGAATCGTTTTTAAGGCGTTCAATTCATAAAATGGTAGTAGATATTAACTTGAAGGCAACAAACGAAACCACGGACGTTTTTGAACTTATTAGTGAGTTTAGTCAAAAGTTAGATAAATTAAGTCAAAACACATCGGTATCGAGTTATGAAATAATTGAGAAAGTCAAAGACGATGTTTTATACTCAATGACAAAAGCGGTAACTGAGGGAGTAAGTGAAGGAGTAAAAACTGGAATAAATAGTTTAAATCGTCAAACTAACGGATGGCAGAAGTCCGATTTAATTATTTTAGCTGGAAGACCCGGAATGGGAAAAACATCCGCAGCAATAGATTTTGGGCTAACTCCAGCTTTAGATAATAAGACCGTTTTATTGTTTAGTTTAGAGATGTCCAGCGAACAGATTACCAAGCGTATTCAATCTATACTTTCAGGAGTTGACGTTCAACGAGTGGTTAATAACACTTTAAATAAAGATGAACTCAGGCAGGTTCAAATGGCTTCTGAAAGATTAAATAACATTCCGCTATATTTAGACGATACTCCAGCAATTACAGTGTTTGATTTTAAGAACAGGGCCAAAAAATTACAACGTGAGAAAGGATTGGACTTAATCATAGTGGATTATCTTCAACTTATGAGAGGTGAATCAAAGAATCGTGAAAATGAAATAAGTGAAATCAGTAGAGGATTAAAAGCAGTGGCTAAAGAATTAAACGTTCCAGTGATTGCTTTGAGTCAATTAAGCAGAAAATGCGAAGAGAGGCAAGATAAAAAACCTATGTTAAGTGATTTAAGAGAATCTGGTGCCATAGAACAGGATGCTGATATGGTTATCTTTTGTCATCGTCCAGAGTATTATTCAATTCATGAATATGAGATTGGTGGTAATTTAGTGCCATCGGCTGGACTATTTGTCTTTATGATTTCAAAGTTTAGAAACGGTCAGACAGGAGAAATAAAAGCACGATGGATTGGAAATAACACGATGGTAACTAATTATGATGTTGAGCCATTGCCAGTAAATAATGATTTCTTCTAACAAAAAAAAGCAGCCTTTAAAGCTGCTTTGTTGTTTCTTTGTAGTGTTCTATCTTTTCAGCAAGTTCGTCATTTGAAAACTTAATCGTGAAGCGTGCCATCCGTTCTAAAGTTTCAGCAGTTCCGACACCGTACTTTTTATTTAAGTTAACTCCGAATTTGAATTGTTCGCCATATCTAAAGACATTACATCCAGCACACTGGACTTGGCAGTTCTGTTCATCCCAGCGTGTAGCGTAGTGTTTACGAGATTGAAAGTGCCCACACTGAAGCGAACGCCAGTCATCTACTTTTCCACACGTGAAGCATTTAGAATTTCCACATAAGTCAATATCACGTCGGCGGATATATTCGCTGAATACTTTGTCAAGTTGCTTAATTAGGTAACTTCTGGTTGGTTTTTTCATAGACTTTTAAGATACTCTCTGGCCTCTAATATACGACTTTTCATTGATTCAATTACGTCTTCATCTCTTTTTATCTCGAATGACTTAACTCGTAATTCATCAGGTATCTGACTAAAGCGATGTGTTTTATCGATTTGTTCGCAGGCTTCTAAATATTCAGGACTTACGTCATCCAGCAAACCCATCTTCCAAGCTGTACGTCTTTTTTCGTCTTCAATCAGTTGGTCAGGTGTATCAATAAGAACATAATCCACATAAGCAGTTTCACAATCCGTCAACCACATATAACCTTGCATCTGGTAAAAGTAATGCTTGTTTGATAACTCAGTTTCAAACATCGGAAACGTGTTAGCATCCCATGAAGATTTAATATCACGTATGATACTATCTTGAATAATGTCAGGCGTGCCGGATATGTACTGGTTGCTGAACCATTCATCGTTTTTAGTATAGAAGTCTCCGTGAACTTTAGATAAAAGGGCAATGGCAGATTCCTCCACCATTAACCCTTTGCTGATAAATTTACTTAACACATCTTTGCGGATGCCAAACTTAACTTCCATGTATAACTCTTGTAAGTAAGACTTGGCCGTTTCGCCCATTTTCTTACCGCTTCGGTCATTTGTCATTAAACGGCCTAAAGCAGAACATCTGAATAATTGCTTATCGAACATATCAATTATTT